GGCTCTTCTGTTTTAGTCTTTCGATTTATAGGCGTATTCTCAAATATATGAGCTATCTTGCTATAATCAAATGGAAGCTCATCAGGAAGATCATGCCTGTTCTTAGCATCCCACCAAGGACTATGAGTTGTATGCATTACTCTTGCACCGCCTTGAGCTTTGTTTTTACCTTTGGCAGCCCCCTGGTTGTCCACATTTACTACATAAACCTTATAATTAGCTAACAGTAATATATCTGCCCATTCTTTCAATAGTGGCATAGTTTTCTTTTCAAGCTTCATTTGCCAATGATCATAACCGCCAATTTCTTCTGGCTGTTCAATCTTTTTGATTTCTGCATGGGCTGTAATAACTACATTAATTCCTATTTCAATAATTTCTTGCAATTTATTTAAAAATCTTCCAAATTCCTCTTCTAAGTAAACATAACCTTTCCCGTAACCAAACCCCTCAATGCCATCTACTTGTGCCTTTGAGCAAATATGTTCAATACACAATCTTTCTGCCCAATCTGCCGTATCAATTATTAATGTTTTACAAACCGTAGGATTGGCTTTTACATAAGCGATTTGCTGAAGCAGCATTGTCCATGATGAAGGTTTCGGAAATCTTGCCACATCCATATTAACTGTACTATCCTCTGTGTCTATGAATATCGGGTCAGGGAATCGGGAAGCAAATGTTGACTTCCCTACACCTTCCGGACCATACACAGTAAGTTTTTGTGCTTTAAATTGTTTGCCTTTGATTATTTCCATTAAATAAACTCTCCTTCCTTGGTCTTCTATTATTAGCCTGAGTCGTTGCATCTACCCAACGACAGTTCCATGGTGCATAAGGTCCGTTTACATCTATACGATCTATTGTACATTTCATATAATCAGCATTATAATCATATCCGTTTTTTAAAGCCCATTCTTGAAAAGCTAAATAGTTCTCTTTCCATTCTTCACATATTGTTACACCACGTCCTCCGTAGTTTTCAAAGTCTTTTCTATTCGAATCGTAACAACGTTGCTTCATTCCGTGCCATATTCCATATAGTCTACTGTCTGTATCACCATGTATTCTATTTTCATAATTTCGTTTTAATAGTTGTTCAGAATGAATGCACCCGCATGATTGTGTATTGCCTGTTCTTAAAGACCTACTTGTAGTTGATGTTGAATTGCCGCATTCGCATTGACACAACCATAATGGACTACCTTGTTTTGTGCCCACTCTTTACTACAGTAAGCTTGCCGTACTTCTTACCACATATATTTATAAATGCACCCATTATTTCAAAATTCGCCTGCCTTCCATGTTGGAGCTATCTCCGGTTTTTCTTCTATTTTCTCAACTCCTGATACATAACCATCTTCTATAATTATGCTGCATTCATCGCCGGTACTAACTCTTGTTGCTATAGCCTGTAGTCCTTCGTTTTCAAGCCACTGTCCGAATTCTTTTAGCGTATCAAGGTCCATCTGTTCAAGTTTGTCTAAGAGTACAAAACCGCATTTAGGATTAAGCTTTCTTACTATAGCAGTAGATACTTTCAGCTGGTCACTTCCTGACATGTTATCCCACTTGAATCCTTTATAAGTCAATTCTCCGTCAACTACAGATAACTCAGATAAAGGTAAATCCGCATTTATTAGTAAATTAGTTTTTGATTTTCTTACTTCATCAATCTGAGTCGTCAAGGTGTTGTACTGATTTTCATAATTTTGTGCATCCTCTTCAGCTTTGTCTTTGTCAAGATTCGCTCTAACTTTACGGTTTATTGCTTCGATATTTGCAATATTTTGTTCAAGTTCTGCTGTAGATTCATCATGTAAATCTAAAGCTGATTTTCGCGCAATTTCTAAATCTGCAAGAATTGATTTTTGCTTTTCTAATAATTCATCAATTTGCCTTTGTATGTCTGTTGCCTGAGCTTCAAAATATAATAAGTTTTGTCTTTTCCTTTCATTTTCACCGTTACGGGCAAGTATATCTTGTTGCTGTTTGATGAGTTCAGATGCTGATATTGGTTCTTTGGG